AACTGCACCTGAATAGTTACCTTGTTTGTATCTAGGGTCATTTGCAATACCATATGCTTGTTTAATTTGTTTTGTTGAAAAATCTTTTTCTTTAGGTTCTTCTTTTGGAGCTCTAACTTGTACATTTATTTGTAAATATTCATCATCTTCACTACCCTCAACATCAATGTAAATATCATCTTCGTCAATACCTTTGTCCATTAAATAATCTTTAATAGCAATTGAATCTCTTTCAGCTTCATAATCTTGTGATGGTTCATACTCTTTACTCATTGATAATCCACCCTCGCCATCATCTTCAACATCTATCATACCATCTGAAACTTCTTTTTCTAAATCTTTTTGTGCGTCAAAAGGGTCTAGTTTAGGTTTTGGCTCTGGTTCTTTTTTAGGTTCACTTGCCTTTTTATCAGCTCTTGCCTTAGCTAAACTTTTATTTACATCATCAACATCTTTGTCGCCTGTTGATTTTGGTTCGTCTTTTGGTTCGTCTTTTGGTTTTCCGTCTTTATCAACAGCAGTTAAATTGCCACCAATGGACTTATGAGTTACTTTTCCGTCTTTACCATATCTACCAAATTTCATATAAGTTAAACCCATACCTTTTGCTTTATCAGAAGCGTCTGATTCATCTAGGTTTATACTTTCTTTTAATTTATCTTTTAGTTTAGAAACTCTATCTTTCATATCTGCTGATTTTTTTTCTTTTCTATCGTCTTCAGCAGCTTTTTCTTTTGCCATTTTATCTTTCATATGTTTATATGCGATACCAACTTGAAGTAATGGCTCACCTGTTTCAGGATTTGTTAATTTTTCTGTGCCTCCTTTAATTGCTTTTGCTTTTTCTGTTTCTGCTTTTTGTTTAAGCATAGCAATTTCTTTTTCTTTATCTTCTAATTCGGCTTTTAATTTTCCTGCGTCTTCTTCTTCGGTAAGTTCTTCACCTAAAATAGCTTTAACATCTCTAACATTTAGTTTTAATTCTTTTGCAATCTCAGCTGCTGACTTACCAGCTTTTACCATTGCGTCAATCTCTGACATTCTACCTTCAGCAACTTCTTCAACTTTCATCATTGAAGCGGCCATATCACCTGTTGCCATTGATACTTCACCATTTGCTCTTTTATATAAGAAGTATCTTGCCATATTTGGTTTACCATCAGGATACATTGTTACTTTATCTGTGTTGTACTTAGCACTTCTACTTTTACTCTTTACAACAAATTTCATTTTAGATGTACCTGACATAGTTGAATTGTAAGTGATAGTCATTGTATCACCTCTTTTTAAACTGTCAAACTTTTTACTGTCAATTGCACCCTCTGTAATTTCTAGGTAGTCTTGCGTAGCTTCATCTAGTATTTCTACTTCTTCTAAATTTAATTTAACACCTGCTGGTCTAGGTATACCTTTTTGTATCATCTTTGACATAGCCATAACAGATAAGAATGGAATATCTGCTTTAAATATATCTTTTAGACCACTATCTGGAATGTTTTTAAACATTTGTGATAGTTTGTTTGCGTTTGCAACTGAAATCTTTTTACCTCTTAATACTTCGTACTCTTTTTTAAGTCTAGCAATCTGAGATGGACTAAAGTTTTCTTTTACTAATTCTTCGTTTTGATGACCAGGATTGTGTGTTAGATAATCTGAAACTGAAGCAATATAATCTTTTGCTTTTGTAATCTTAGATTGTACCCAAGCTTCTAGTTCATCTGTTTCATCTGATTTACTTGATAACATATTAGCAAGGTCATTTGCCTTTGCTGAAATAGCTTTTAGTTCACCTTGTGCCATAGATATTTCATGGTCTTCTTCGACCAACTTTGAAATCTGATTAATATTTGCGTGTTTAATTGCAAGTTGAGTTGGAATATCCAAATCTTTAATCATCTTCTTAATGGCAGGTGTGACATCTTTTGCTGTCTTCATTGCCCAAGTTTTTTTGATGTTATTGATTTGAGTATCGGTCATCTTTGATTTTAAATAATCACTAGGACCTGCCTCTTGTACTTCTTGTTTTGGGTTTCTTACTTGTTCCAGCAAGTCACTCATTCTTTGTCTGTATGCCATTAGTTGTTTACCTTTGCTCCTGCTCTCCATTGGTAGCACGACCAATATCTAGCTTTAGTTTTAGGACCTGGATTGTCGCAATTGTGCCTTGCTCTAAACGACTTTCTCCTTGCTGGGTCATCTCTTTTGATACTTAAACCTGTTGTGTCACCAAATGAAACCTTAATAACATTACCTTTTTCATTCTTTACATATACATAAAATTTCTTTGAACCACCTCTAATTGGGTCATTCAATTTAACTTTCTTACCTTGATATTCTGATTCGTATATACCCTCAGCTTCATGCTCAAATATACATTCTTCACAAGATTTATCAATGTTTTCGTACTCGTTAAAAGTTTTCATTATAGTTTCTCTATCATTTTAGCAACAACTTCTTTTAGTTTTTGTTGCCATTCTTCTTTGTATCTTTCTCTATATTTATAAACGGTTTCATCTGAAGCTTCCCATTCTTTTATATCTTTTATATCAGGACTAGATGTTTTGTCTATAAAACCTTTTACTTTCTTTACTTCCACACTCTGACCAGGTGTTACCCTCTTTGTGTGGTCTGCATAATCTTTACCTATTTCATATGAATCAGATATAAAACCTTCGACTTTTCTTGCGTCTTCAATACTCATACTTTCTGGAACACAGTTTGGTACTTGTTTACCACCCTTGTTCTTCATACCTACTTGTTTGTAACCTGTCCAACAAGCGTCTTGTAAATCTTTCTTCATCTCACCAAACATCTTCTTATACTTTTTAGTATGAATACTTGGTTTTGTTTTTGCGTCTTTATCGCCTGGGGCTTCTTTGTTATCTTTATTCTTTTTAAAGAAGTCAGCTCTCTTACTTTTTGTATCTTTTGATAGGTTTTTGTAATACTTCTTAGGCTGTGTGCCATCTTTTTTCTTAACATCTCTATCTTGTGGTTGAGCGTCTAAATCTTCTTTAATTTCTGATACTGCTTCGAAACCGTAATCGACATCTAAATCGTGTTCTCTCACTTGTACCTCTCTATCAGCTGCGATTGGAATACAATCCCAAATCCATGCTTTGTGTAAATTGTTATTGTTGTCTTCTAGTACGACATAGTTTGTACTTCTTCGTACCACCTTACCTTTAACATCTTCTTTGATATAATCAACTTCATCATTTATATTGAATATCATTTCTCTTATGTAAAGGTCTCTTATTTGTTGTTGTTCAAATTCTTCCATACTTGCAATTGGTTTTACTACTGGCATATGTAAATAATTAGCGGCCAAGTTCATACCTTTTCGGACATCTTTGAAAATCTTTTCTGCGTCAGCGTTTCTTGGTAAACCTTTTTTGAAACTTGCTAGGTCACCTTTGGCAGCTGCAGCCCTCATTTTACTTGCACTCATACCTGTTGCTCCCTCGGCGTCAGGATCCCTTTCGCCGGCAGAAACAACTTTGATGTTGTCAAAGTTATAATATCCATGTCTGGATTTTACATCATTATATTTCTTAATGATGGTTTCAAATTCTCTTACTCTATCACTACCAACAACCATACTAACATCTGAATAACCTTGATTGTATAGTTTAGTACATATATCTAAAATCATATTAGTTGTATTGATTTCAATATTTCTTGCGTGACTTGGAAATATCTTTTTCATTACATCTAGTTTAGTTCTAGGAGATAGTGGATTCTTTTTAGGGTCTTCACTTCTACTTAAATAAATTTTGTAATCGTTTGCTGGTACAGATTTAACTTTGTTTATAAGTTTCTCATGTCCAATAGTTGGTGGATTAAATCTACCAAATGTAAATGCAACTGACTTACCTTTTGCTTCGTGCATTTCTAAATCATCTATCTCATCTGGCGATACTTTACCGTCATCTAAAATCTTTTGACATTTCTTATAAAATTTTAAATAGTGGTATTTCTCTAACATCTTGTAGATAACATTTTTAGGTAATCTATTTTTAATACCAAACTTTTGTATTTCATCTGGCGACATATCTTTATCAAAGGCAGCTCTTCTATCTGTGTCAACACCGTCACCTACTTTTACAATAGATTTTATACTATCTTCTATTTCGTCTAACTTTTCATTAATCTTTTCTTGTAAGTTTAAGATTTCATCTGGTTTTAATTCTTCTAGTTCTCTGTAATCTATAATATCTCTTTTTAGTTCACCTTTAATTACATCTAACTCTTGTACTTTCTTTTCAAAGTCTTTTAAATATAAGTTCTTATCAAAGTTAAAATCTTCTGGTCGTTTTACAAACTTATTACTTTCCATATCAAACACAGCGTCAGCCTTTTTGTTTTGGTCTTCGTATGTTTCTTTATCTGTAATAAAATAAAAGTTGATAGGGTGCTCAGAACCAGGTATTAATTTACCCTGGATATTATCTGGATTCTTGGCAGACAAATACTTTTTCGACAATCTAGTTCTTTCTTCTTCTTGTTTGTCAGCAGGTACATCAAATAATATATTGATGTCCAAGTCTGCGTCATTTCTATATCTTTTTGTAAGTATAGAACCTATCAATGATGTTTTTAAAATAGGATATTCTGTTTCGAATTCTTTTAATTGTTTATCTATTTGTGATTTAACACTTGCTTTAACTTTAGGATTATTTGTATCTGCGTCATCAAATACTTTAGGTGCATAAGTTCTTCTTGGTATATCAATAATACTTTCAGATAATTTCTTATCCATTTTCTCGTAAAGTTCTTTTGCTAATTTGACACCTGAATCATGGTCTGAAGGATAATGCCAACCAGCCGCAACTCTACCCATACCACATTGTTCAGCTGCCTTAATTATACCCTCTTTATGTTCAGGATATTTCTCAGCATAATACTCTGCAATCAATCTGGATTGTAAACTATGACCTGAAGGATATGCTGGCGACTTCATACTGTCACTCTCTAAAGGCATAAAGTTAAACTTCATACCCATTGCTTCTGCAAGTTGATATGGTCTTGGTCTTTCAAACTTGTTTTTAAAATGTCTTACAACACCAGAACCAACATCTGCAATCTTATCCATATCAGACTCTTTATAGTCTAATTTGTTTTCTTTCATGTATTCTTTGATTGCAAAACCAACTTCGTTGTCATGGTCTTTGACACTTTTCTCTATTTGATTTGTTCTCTTTTTAAATATTTCTTGCATTTCTCTAAGCTCATTAACAGTTGTGTCACTACTGTTTTTACTTGGCTTTGCAATAGGCAAGTTTTTATACTCATCATTGATTGGTTTCTCATCAATCTTTTTATGAGTTAAGTTGTCTATATCTAAAAAGTCTTTAAATCTCATCTTCTTTTTAATTTTCTCTCTGTTGCCATCCATCTTTTTGCTGTGTATGACTTAACTTTGTTTGTAAGTAATCTTCTAACTGCTTTAGAACATTTATTCATAGTTTGAGTTGTTAGTTCTTTATCACTATGGTTGTTATCTACGATAATCATATTACCCATACCAAATAGGCTTTGAAACTTACCAATATTACTTTGTACAGCTGTCCATGATTTTCTTGTAACATATTCTGGTACACTTCTCTCTCTTTGTGCATTTCTTTCCAATGCAACATCTAAACTTGTGTTTACAAAAATCATATAACAATCATAACCTAAAGCTTTTAAATGACTAACTTGTTGATTAATCTTATCATAATCTCTACCAGTACCATCAACAATCAGACCCAATCTACCTTTGATAGACATATCTAACATTGTACCTGTCATTCCTTTTGCTCTTGCTCTTAATATATCTCTAGCCTCTGCCTCATCTTCAGGCATTTTTAAAGATAAATTATTCTTTTTTAAGGCACTTTCAAAAGCATTATCTGAGTTAATCATTCTTAAACCCATTCCACCAAATGCACTTCTAGTTACAAATGTTTTGCCTGAACCAGGTCCACCTGCAAGGAAAAATACCTTGAAAATATTAGGGTCGTATAATCCTTCTTCTAAGTATCTAATTTGGTCGTATGTTTTCATGTTACTTTCTTTACTATTTCTTTTGCTATAGCTTCAGGTGTACTACCCTCTGCTTTAATATTTATTATTTCATCTTTGTAATAATATAATAAAGGTGCTGTTTCTCTATGATATACTTTAATTCTGTTTTTAATTATCTCTGGTTTATCATCTGCTCTACCTCTGGCAG